TCCTTAGTTATTTCATCAAGTAATTTCTTTTCTTGTTGAGACATTTGCTTTTTTGTTTTTTCTGCTTTGTCAATATCAACTCTTACACCTTTTGTTTTCATATCTAAAATAACAGGTATTAAAGAAGACTCCATCTCAAAAATACTTGTGCATTCTTCTCTTTCTATAATAGGCATCAAGTGATCACATAATCTTAAAGTTACGGCAGCATCTTTTTCTGCGTATGCTCCAACATACTTTGCAGGTAATTTGTACATCTCTGCTTTTGGATCTACTCCAAATTCACTAGCTGCACTTCTTAAAGTTTTTTCACTCTTAAACTCTTGTAAATAGTCCGACACTAAACTGTTTAAATTATAAAATCTTCTGTTTTCATTAATTAATGGAGCCATAATCATAGTGTCTATGATAGGTCCCTTTACTTCTATTCCTTCTGCTCTTAACCAACCTAAATCATACAAGGCATTATGAAAAACTTTTGGTATGTCTGGAGTGTTCATCTGTTCCTTCAACCATCTAAGAACAAATTTCGCATCTAAATTTCCAGATGAATGTCTTATTGGATAATATCCCTGGAAGTCTCCAGCCGCCACTGCAATGCCAATAACATAACCATCTTTCCTACACCAACCAGGTCCTAACTTAATTAAGTTTGGATCTTTTGTTTCCAAATCAACTGCTATTCTTTCAGAATTAGTTAAATCTGGGAAAGTATTTGGAGGAGACCAATCAAGGTCAATGTTTCCCCAAGACATATCTTTAATGTCTTGATCAAGAAAATGGTACTGTTGATTTTTATTTGTCATTAATTATTTCGCCTCCAAGAGCAGCGTATCCAATAATATCCATCCAAGAATCATCTTTATTCATATCTTCGGCTAACCTAGCAGTTTTAACACCGACCATACAAGCAACAACTTCCTCTGGTGTAATGGGTTCTTTTAATTTTTTATCTAATAAAATAGTCCATATATCGGCTATTCTCTGGTGGTTCTTTTTTACAGGTCCATAATCTTTTGCTCTTGGACCTTTAATTAATTTTTGAGCTTCAGTTAAAAAATAATCTCTGTCTTTTTTCATAATCTATATCCATGTTCATCTTTGCTTTCTACGATATGTAGACTTTTACGAGCACGAGTAGCACCAACATAGAAAACTCTATGCTCACTATCTCTGTCTCCTTTTTCTCTTATAACTTTAGGGGAGTCAAGAATTAAAGCAACATTATCCGCCTCTCCACCTTTTGCTTTGTGTATCGTTGATATTCGGATCCTCGGTTTTTTCGTAAGAATATACTCTCCCCGTCTCCGAGCCGATGTTATATAAATCCTTTGATTGTCCGTCACATTGATCACTTCGTACCAATTCATCTCTTTGTTTAGATTCAGAAGGGATCCTAACTCGCTCTTTAATAAATCCTCTAAAGTATATGTGTGTTCTGGGTTCAATTCCTCTATCTTCTTTTTTCCACCATGACCAATAATTCCCTTTTTCGTTTTCTTTGAAAATTCTATCCATTGTTGAACGCTTAGACTTTGATTTTTGCATAATTGTAACCATACTTCTATACTATTAATAATACCTTCAGACACAGACCAACCCGTTCCTTCTCGCCAAAAGAAATAACCTTCATTCTCAAGTTGCTTAGAAATTTCATGTAATATTCTATTTGTTCGTGCAAGTATATACCATTCGCCTTTGTTGAAGTTAATATCCATTATATCAAAATAAAAAGAAACAAAACCCTCTTCTTCACGAGGTTTCCAATCTTTTTGTTTTCTGGTAGTAACCTTTCTTATAATGTCTTCTGCTACCTTATGTATAGAATAGGGAACTCTGTACGATTGATCAAGAACAATTGAGTTTTGTGTTGAATGCAAAAAATCAGTTACGTTTGCACCTGCCCAATTAAAAATACATTGATCGTCATCTCCAGCATAGTAAGCTTTTTTAGAATTAGGTAACAAACACTCCTTGACCATTGACCATTGTATTGGAACTAAATCTTGTGCCTCGTCTACAATTAAAAGATCTAAATCTGGACCTGTTCCTTGTTTTAAAAATTCTAACAACATATCAGTAAAGTCAATTTTTTGATGTATTCTTTTATAATCTTCGTATGCTTTTTTAACCACAGGTAAGTAATGTCTGTGTAAACTCATATCGCCAAAAGCATCAAACTCTGTCATAACATCTGTCTGTTTTAATCTAGACATGTTAATTATATAAAAATACTTATCGCCATTACTTGTTCCAGGATTATACAAATCCCCTTCTTCAATATTTATTTTCTCCTCTTTTTGAAAAATAATACCTAATTTTTTCCCAAGAAATCTCATATCGGGTGGTTTAATAACATCTTCAGCTTTCATTCCTACCCAACGAAAAGCAAGAGAATGTAAAGTTCTAAAATGTGGAAAATATTTTTGATCTAAATTAAATTTCAAACAAGCTCTGTCAATTGCCTCTTGAGCAGCTTTCTTTGTAAAAGATAAAAAAGCTATTCTCTCTGGATTCGTACCTTCGGCAATAGCATTCTCCATTATCTCTAATAACTTTGTAGTTTTGCCCGTACCTGGAGGTCCGTAAATAGCAGTTTCTTTATTTTGATTCATGACAAACTGCCGTTGCATCAATTCTTATTGCTTTGGGATATAATCGTTTCGCTTCATCTGTAAACCAATCAACGACCATTTTCTTATCGTCAATGCATTTTTCTTTTAACTGAAATTCTATTTTTGGTTTATAAAAACTACAAAAAGACTCTCCACCTCTGTGCCTTGGTCCCTCCGTAATAACGATACAAAAAGCTACAATCATGTCTATCAAAACGGAACCTCATCTTCAAATTCAACCTTTGGAATATTTACTTCTTCTTTTACTTCAGGTATCCACCAAACACGAATCGTTTTCCACTTACCATCTGTTGTTCTAAATGCTTTTGAATCGCTACATTTACCTCCAGAATTAATTTCTTTAATTCTCTCTTGTATTTGACCCTTTGAATAATGTGTAAACCCTTTTTGTCTTAAAAATTCTATAAATGAATCAACCTTAAAATAAACAAATCCATCCATAATCCAGGGTTTGCCAACCAAAAGTTCCTCTGCTGATTGTGCTTGAACTCTCCCATGACAAAATGCCTCAAGTAACTGCATAAACTGTCCCTTGTAAGTTAACTCCTCTGGAACTTCTATTTCATTTGCCTCTGCTAATAAACTATTAATTAACACTTGCCAATCGCTCTCTTTAACTTTTGGAGGCATAAAATTTTGTTGCTCTAAACATGCAATCTGAAATTTAGATTGTGATTGCAAATCAAAACTTGTTAGCTCTAATCGTCTGCCATCTAAATCTGCAAAAAATACTCTTGGTTCTGATTTAACAATGGATATACCTGTTATCTCAACGGCATCTACATTTGCTCCAACTCCATACTTTCTTTTCTTACACAAAGATTTATTGCAATGTGATTTAATTGGCTCTTGATTACATGTGTAAAAATATTCTTTCTTTTCTAATTGATTTTGTATCACAACAATTTCTTGTGCCGATACGGGACTTGAACAATAATCAATATTAAATCTTTCTAATAATGCCTTCCAATTATCTGGATCCATCTTCTTAAACATTGATCCATAATTAAATAAAGACATATTCCTTGCTCCCTCTCCAATGCCATTTAATGCCATAACATTTAAACATGGTGGTCCTTCGGGAAAAGGTTCTGTCTTTTTCTTACCTACTTGCAGTTTGTAAAAAGCATTTGGTTTTACTTTTCTTTTGTCAACTAAATCTAAAAATTCTTCAAATGTGGCTGCCTCGCCATCTTCTTTAAATGCATATCTCGTTGTTTTATCCTTATCAAAATAAGGAAGATTTATAAAGTTACCTACATCGCCTCGTTCAACTAAAATTTGTTCTTGTTTTGGAAATATCTCACACCCTCCAAAACCTATCATTGATGCTATCTCCGATGCTTTATCTCTAAATTCTCCTGCACTCATCCAATCTGTAAGAAAGAAAAAAATGT